TGGTATCATCGATAATAATGGAATTGGGTGTAGCGTACTTGTATTTCAGGGATTTACCTGGAACAAAGTTTGCTTTATAGTGAATGTTATGTGTGTTTAGCCACATTTGTTTTTGTGGTGCAATCATACCATGATTTTCTGGTCGTGCAGTTGACGAGAGGATTTCTTTGTTCACATCAAACTGGTTCACGAAATTCAATAGTAATTGTGCATCTGGCATCAAGTCGAGTGTGCTGAATTCTCCGTCTTCGATAAACTTCTTGAAGAATCCATTGAACTCTTTCCTGTTCCGTGTTTCTTCAGGTGTTGCACGGAACTTTTCCTTGTAACGCTTTGAGAAATCGGCAATTACACCATCCATATCAATATATACAGTTTCAATTTTCATGTTGTAGCCAGATTTAAGTTTTTCTTGAGTGTAGCAAGCATTTTGGGTTTGTCAAAGTTTAGAAATGGTTTATACTTTCCACAACTCTTTACGAATTCTGGAAAGATAATGTCATCTTCAACCTTTTTCACCCACATCGGAAAGAAATTTAAGAGTTCATTTAAGATGATTAAAGTCTCTTTAGCAATGTCTCCTTGCATATAAAGATTATACAACAAGGGGTACTGCCCGTCAACCACTCTCAGCAATTCTTCCGGATTGTTTACCATATCGAATAGTTTGTGGAGGTCCTGTTCGAACACATAGGAAAGAGACTGCTGGGTTTTTTGCCACACCTTGTATTCGGATTCGGCATCTTCGGATAGGAGGTCACCCACCCATATCTTTGGATTCACTAGCATATTGGAGACAAAGAAACCAAAGAGTTCATCACGCTTGTATTTTCTGGACAGTTTATAGAATTGAAACTTGTCCTTACGGAGCATGAATTGGTCTTTGGTTACGTTTGTCTTGCCGTTATACTTCACATAATCATATTTTGAAGTGAAATGTAGTTTCAATGCATGAAACATTGCATACGCTTCAAACCCACCGGCTTCATTCATAACGGCAACTTATTCACTTTCTTAATCATATTTGCGGCTTGTGCCTCATCGGAGATTTTGGATTTCAAAGGAGTGGTGAGTAGCGTTGCCGCAATCTCTACCTCGAATCCAGTTTCTTCACAATGAAGAAGAACCGCATCCATATAACCAATTTTTTTATCCTTTACGATTTCCTCGATAATTGCCGAGAACTTTCGTTGTTCTTCTTTAGTCGCCATTATTTCTTAACATTCAATGCATAAGAAATGCAAGTGGCAGTAGGATTAGTTTCATATGCACACTTAACTGCGAGTGGATCGACACCCTTTGCAATAGCGGCTTCAATGTTTTTAGCCATATTGTTTCGGTCATTAATATGATTCAATGATACGGAAATGATACCAGCAAGTGCTAGAATCATAGCACATACGATTGAGGTAGTCACTACTGTATTAGAAGAATTCTTTGTTTCTGTCAATTTTATCACCTTTTCGTTTGTAAAATATGTGGCGACCGATTTGGTCAACTTTTTCCAGCTTCCATCCTGGGTTAACGTAGTCTGCGTGGTAATAGGTTGCTCCATTGGTTACGTCCTTAAGTTTGTCGTGATTGATAATCATGTTGACTGCCAGTTCACGTATGTCAGTATACAACTTTGTTTCTTTGATTGTCAAGCGTCTATCGGTAAACTTTTTGTCACAGTACCAAGAAAATTGGCATGTTCCTCCAGTTTTTTGATAAACAACATCACAAATCGAATGGGCATAGTTTCCAGTTCTCACACGATTAAGTGTTACGAATGCAACTGCCTTTTTTCCTTCTGTCGGCTCATGTGCGGCTTCAAAATAGATATTCTCAGCAAGGCATGTGACCTGCTTTTGTAAATCTTTTGAAAGTGAATAATAATTGGTTTTGAAAGGTAGCATTGCGTCAATATTAAAGTTGACCATGCCACAACCAATGATAAAAGCCGAAAAGAGGATTGTCAGAAGTATTGGTCTACTTCGCATATCTTCCTTTGTAGTTGAACAAGATGGTAGGTTATTCTGTTACGAGGAAACCTACCGAAACCCTAGTCAGCGTTTAGGCTGCCAATGCGTACTTTTCATCGTTTGCATTTACTTTGATTTACTGTTAACGACGAGATATGTCGGGTAGCCAATTAATTTACTCTTATGTCGGTCGAAACTATTTCAGGCCCATCAAAAGAATTCTGTCAAGGAGCAGGTGTCGCTCTAGTGTTACAGGTTCACTTGTTACTGCTTAACACCTTCACCGAACGGCTCAATGCCGGATACGGTACACTCAGAATTCTTATGGTGGACCTGGCCGGTACTGCCCCGGCGTGTCGCCATCGTTTCAAATAATCAGTTTACTACCATTTTACAAATCTGCATGAATTCCTTTATGTGGTCATCATTCAGATTATTTTTTAACCAATTGACAGAAACGCTCACAAATCTTATGTTACCTTTAACATATCCAAGTGTGCTATCAACTCTATCAATTGATGCTTGATAATTTTTATTATATGCACTTTTTAGTTGTAAGTCAACACATGTAACTGCACATTTACCTTTTTGTTTTTCCCAAATTTCTTTCAAGTAATTTAAGTCTAAGTTGCAATCTTTAGACCTTTTATTACAACTTGAAAGTAAATTCCTAAAACCTGTAAATTCATCACGCCTATTGTTTTTAATGTTATTCAGATGTTCTCTATTTTTTAGACTGTGATTCCACATATCTATTTTTTCTTTACCTAAAATTAGGTTGTTTTTTCCGGAACACGCACGAGAACAATAGTGTAATCTCCCCATCTTTTCTGCCGACTTTATATATCGGGTTTCTTTTTCAAATTCTATGTTACAATATGAACATATAACTTTGGTAAATTTTGTCATATAACCTCCATACACATTTATTTAGTAAAATGTGGATTAGAGGCGTTTTATTCTTCATACAACCATATCACTATTATACACCAATATTGCACTGGTGTCAAGTGTTTTACCAAGAAAATTTCGGATATTTTACTTTTACCGCTTGGCACTTCGCTAGGTAATCAGCTTCCTGTGTGGCATCACCCTTGACCTTAGCATCAAGATAGTCTGCCATTGGTGGATAAGCCTCCGCACGAAGTGTGGAAATTACACGGTGTAGAATCTCCTCATTGATTGTCAAACCCCATTCTTGCCTAAAGATAAAATCATATCCCACAGGCACCGAGGTTTGTTCAGTGAATTCTTCCACTACCTGATCTGAGAATAGGAGATAACCCGAGCAATCTGGTTTTTGACCAATCATGATAATGTTCAGATTCTCATACTTTGGTGGTACGGATTCTTCCCGACCGAAACCACGGCTACCGAATATTGTTGATAGGTCAGTTGCTTCTACTGTGCAAAGGTGAAACATTATTTGTTCTCCAATTGTTGTGTTTCTTCTGTTGTCAATGGAATCATTGATGGTGATGGGCGGAGACCGATTTGCATCGGATCAGGATTGCCTTCTAACAACACCATCTCTTTTGGTATGAATCCAACTTGTTGTAATGCGTGGAATGTATGTGGGTTAGACATTGCATTGCGGAGTTTTGCTGGTGATGGGCGACCCATTGCAACAATCTCTGCTTGAATTTCTTTACCGATCATGACTGTGAATTCATTTGCGGCATTCACCTCAAACATTTCGTCATCGGTGTATGGCGTACCATCTTCATGCTTTAGGCGTGTTGGCTCAACGATCAAATAAATCTCATCGATGAGTTTGTTTAGAATCTGCATCTCTTTGCGGTTCAGGTCAAAGTTGTGTTTCTGATCCTCTTGCACAGATTCCATTTCAATGATTTCTGCTTGGCAGTTTAGAATCAAATGAGGTAGTGCATTGTTATCTTTGAGTGATTGCAACTCAGAAAACTTTGCTTTGCGCTTTAGGTCTGCAACTTCTTCAAGTGCGGCCGCACGTTTTCTACCTTCAAGGAAGTTTTGTAGATGCTTGAGTTTTTCCCAAGGAGTTTCACCGTTCACTTGATAACGATAATTGAATTCACTGTTTAAATTTGAAGCCATAGTTTTATTTCCTTTTCATGTTAAAAATTATATTTATGATCCGAATCCGGAGGCCGCCAGGCCATTTCTTGCTGTACCAACGCCTGTAGTATCTGTTGCAACAACACCAAGGTTTGACACTAAATTGGTTAAATTTGTGGCTGAATTTGTAGTACCATATCCAAAAATAGCTTTATCACCGCCATAACCTGCGGCCGCAAGAAGCGATCTTCCAGTGCCAACAATTGTAGTATTTGTTGCAACAACACCGGTGTTTGATACTAAGTTGGAAATTAAATGAAAGGGTGATTGGCCATACGCAAAAATTGCTTTATCGTCACCGTAGCCAGCGGCCGCAAGATGCCATCTGGCGGTACCTACGCCAGTAACATCAGTGCCGACCACACCAACATTTGAAACCAGATTTGTCATATTCACAGGAGAACCGATGGTTCCATATCCAAAAATAGCTTTATCAAGACCATAACTGGCGGCCGCCAAACCATATCTAGTGGTACCAACACCAGTTACATCGTTACCAACAACACCAGTGTTTGATACTAAGTTTGTTTCTGATACTGAAAAATCCATACTATCTAACCCATATCCAAATATAGCTTTGTCACCACCGTAACCGGCGGCCGCAAGAAGTCTTCGAGCAGTACCAACACCAGTTACGTTACCTCCAACAACACCTAAGTTTGTTACCAAGTTCGTTGTCGAAACTGTAAGACCATCATTTCCGCAACGAAAAATAGCACGATCACCACCATAACCGGCGGCCGCAAGGCTTGATCTAGCAGTACCAACGCCTGTAGTATCTGTGGCAACACCACCATAATTGTTAACAAGATTTGTTAAACTGTAAAGAACGCCCGACGAGATACCATACCCAAAAATAGCTTGTTGAAATCTTTTCAATGAGAATGATTGTGTGGTATCATTATACTGTATACCATTAAAGTTGATTGTTGTTGGCATTTTATTCCTTTATCTTCCAAAACCAGTTGCGGCAAGCTGCCTTTTTGTAGCACGGCCAAAAGTAAAAGTATCTGTAGCAACAACACCGGTGTTTGTTACTAAGTTTGTAGTTAATTCGTTTACTGTTGTAAAACCATACCCAAAAATGGCCTTATCACCACCATAACCGGCAGCCGCAAGGGCAGACCTGGCAGTTCCAACACCAGTGGTGTCTGTTGCAACAACACCAGTGCTAGATACTAAGTTTGTCATTGATACGTTTACTGTTGTAAAACCATATCCAAAAATGGCCTTATCACCACCATAACCGGCAGCCGCAAGATCATACCTGGCAGTTCCAACACCAGTTATATCGGTTGCAACAACACCAGTGTTTGATACTAAGTTTGTAGTTGATGTATTTCCACCACCGGTTTGTCCATACCCAAAAATAGCTTTATCAACACCATATCCAGCGGCGGCAAGTCGGGATCTAGAAGTTCCAACACCAGTGGTGTCTGTTGCAACAACACCAGTGCTAGATACTAAGTTTGTTATTGACTGTTGTGAAGTTCCTACAATTCCATAACCAAAAATTGCTTTATCAAGGCCATAACCTGCGGCGGCAAGTCGGGATCTAGCGGAACCAACACCAGTTACGTTAGCACCAACAACACCGGTGTTTGATACTAAGTTTGTTATTGATACGTCTGCTGTTGAAAATCCATACCCAAAAATAGCACGGTCGCCACCGTAGCCTGTGGCAGCTAACTCCCTTCTTGCAGTGCCAACACCTGATATATCAGTACTAAAACCTCCATTGATGTTAACTATATGTGTCGTAGATACGTTTACTGTCGAAAATCCATACCCAAAAATAGCACGTTTGAATCTGTTCAGTGAATATGACTGTGTGTTGTCATTGTATAGTATACCATCATTGTTCATTGTTGTTGGCATATTATTCCTTTATGAAGCAAAGCCAGTGGCTGCCGCACCAGTTCTTGCAGTACCAACACCAGTTACGTCAGTAGAAACAACTCCGGTGTTTGATACTAAGTTTGTCAGTGATACGTTTGTTCCTGTAGAACCATATCCAAAAATTGCTTTGTCGCCACCATATCCAGCGGCAGCTAATTCACCTCTGGCTGTACCAACACCAGTTACATCACCTGCAACAACACCAGTGCTAGATACTAAGTTTGTTACTGATTGATATGTGCCTGTAGTACCGTATCCAAAAATTGCCTTATCGCCACCGTAACCAGCGGCAGCCAATTGCCATCTAGCAGTGCCAACACCAGCGGTATCTGTTGAAACAACACCTGCATTTGAAACTAAATTTGTTACCGATTGTGCCACGGATCCTGTAGTACCGTATCCAAAAATAGCTTTATCAAGACCATAACCGGCAGCCGCAAGAACCCCTCTGGCGGTACCAACACCAGTTACGTCTGTAGCAACAACACCGGTATTTGATACTAGGTTGGTCATTGATTGAGGAGTTGCCACAGTCGTAGTATAACCATATCCGAAAATAGCTTTATCATCACCGTAACCGGCGGCCGCAAGTAAACGTCTTGCAGTACCGACACCAGTTACGTTAGAACCAACAACTCCAGTGTTTGAAACCAAGTTTGTGATATTTTGATTTGTCGTACCTATATAACCATAACCAAAAATAGCACGATCACCACCAAAGCTGGCGGCAGCCAACTGTCGTCTAGCGGAGCCAACACCAGTTGTATCCGTTGACACTAATCCCGTGTTATTAACCTGGTTTGTTAATGAAATTTCTGTTGTTGTAAAACCATACCCAAAAATAGCAAGGGAAGTTGATGCATACAGTGATGTTTCTATGAAACCGTCTGTATAATCTATACCAGTTAGGACCAATGATGTTGTCATATTATTACTTATACGGCATAACCTGCGGCGGCAAGGGCAGACCTGGCAGTTCCAACACCAGTTACATCATCACTAACAACGCCTGTATTTGAAACTAAGTTTGTCACTGATACCTGTGTTGTTGCGGATTCACCATATCCAAAAATAGCTTTATCACCACCATAACCGGCAGCCGCTGGGGCGAATCTTGCGGTTCCTATTATACCAGTTGTGTCTGTTGCAACAACTCCTGTGTTAGAAACAAGATTTGTAATTGACGTAAGAGAGTAACTAATATTCTCACCATATCCAAAAATAGCTTTATCTCCACCATAACCGGCAGCGGCGAGATACATTCTTGCAGTGCCAACACCTGTTACATCAGCCGCAACAACACCTAGATTGGAAACTAAATTGGTCGTTGATACGTGTACTAACGCAAATCCATATCCAAAAATAGCTTTATCAAGACCATAACCGGCGGCAGCTAGAGAATGTCTAGCAGTACCAACACCAGTTGTATTTGTAGCAACAACACCAGTGTTTGAAACTAGGTTTGTCACTGATTCTCTAACAGTGGTATACCCATAACCAAAAATAGCTTTATCAAGACCATAACCGGCGGCCGCCAACAGGTATCTAGCAGTACCAACACCCGTAACATCTGTACCAACAACACCCGTGCTTGATACTAGGTTTGTCACTGATTGGTTCGTTCCTGTACTAATCTGACCGTATCCAAAAATAGCTCTATCACCACCATAACCGGCAGCCGCAAGACCCAATCTAGCAGTACCAACACCAGTTACGTCAGTCGCAACAAGTCCAGTGTTATTGACTTGGTTTGTCATTGATACACTTGTTGACGTAAAACCATACCCAAAAATAGCACGGGATGTTGATGTATACAATGATGTTTCTGTGAAACCGTCTTCGTAATCTATACCAATTGAGTCGAGTGTCGTTGTCATTTTATTCCTTTATGATCCGAAGCCGGCGGCAGCTAGATAAAATCTAGCAGTGCCGACACCTGTTACATCAGCAGCAACAACACCTGTGTTTGATACTAAGTTTGTCATTGATACAGCAGTTGATGTATAACCATATCCAAAAATAGCTTTATCCCCACCATAACCAGCGGCGGCATAGAGCCTTCTAAAAGTTCCAACGCCCGCGGTGTCTGTAGAAACAACGCCAGTGTTTGAGACTAAGTTTGTTACATGTCTTGTGGTACCTAAATCTTCACCATATCCAAAAATAGCTCGATCTCCGCCATAACCAGCAGCAGCAAGACCACCTCTGGCAGTGCCAACACCAGTTACGTCAGTACCAACAACACCAGTGTTTGAAACTAAGTTGGTGAGTGAGAATGAGGCAATACTTATGCTTCCGAAACCAAAAATAGCCTTATCGCCACCATAACCAGCAGCACCTAACGCACGGCGTGCTGTACCAACACCAGCAGTATCCGTCGAAACAACGCCTATATTTGAGACTTTGTTTGTCATTGAAAGACTAGCACCCGAGCCGGATCCTGTAAGCCCATATCCAAAAATAGCCTTATCGCCACCATAACCAGCAGCCGCAAGTATATATCTAGCAGTACCGACACCAGTTACGTCAGTACCAACAACACCAGTGTTTGATACTAAATTTGTTAATGATACTGTCGGCACTGTGACTAAGCCCACTTCACCTGTAGAACCATAACCAAAAATTGCCCTATCTCCACCATAACCGGCTGCCGCCAAAGAATGTCTAGCGGTACCGACACCGGTTGTATCTGTTGCGACACCGCCATTGTTGTTGACTTGATTTGTAATTGCAGTGAAAGTTGTGAATCCTATAGCACCATACCCAAAAATAGCTTTGTCTCGGTAGCGAACAGGTCTAGCCGTTGTTCTTACGGAGTTATCCGGAAACTGTACACTGTTTGATGTTATTGTAATTGGCATTTTATTCCTTTATGATCCATAACCAGCGGCGGCAAGTTGTTGTCTAGTGGTACCAACACCAGTAGTATTTGTTGCGACAACACC